AAGGTACTGTGGATGTGTATGCTAACAACAGTGTAAATGTTCGCACCAAGGGTGATATTAATCTACATGCCGACCGAGATATAAACATGTTTGCCGGAAGATTTGTCAAAATAAAAAGCAAGCAAGACATGCAGTTAGATACAGATACTTTTTTAAGTGTACGTGCCCAACAAGATATCACCTTGTATAGCAAAAACACAATTGGAGTCAAAGCAGATGGCACACTCACTCTCAACAGCGCATCAGGTTCCTGGGGTGCAGGATCTGCTCTGGCTTTGCAAGCAGGCGGAATTGACCTCAATGGACCTGCCGCAGGTACTGTGGCCAACCCACAACCATTGACTACAACTTTATTGGATGATACAGAATGGAATAGCAGTCGAGGTTGGATAGTCAAACCTGAAGGATTAAAAAGCACAGTGAGTCGTGCGCCCACACATGAACCTTATCCATATCACAACAAAGGAGTGGATATTAACATCGCATTTGAGGACGGCAAACCCAGTCCGCCACCGGGAGCAGTGCCAGTGCCTCCTGGTATAGAAATACAGGCACAATAATATGGCACAATTTTCATTTACCAGCAGTGACGGCAAATTATTCAGCATAAAAGGTCCGCAAGGTTTCACAAGAGAACAAGCCGAAGCTGTGTTCAAAAAACAAGATGCAACAGGTAGTCTAGTGGGATTTCAGCCTGGCGACAGTCTCTCTGCTGCTTCACAAGCGGCTGACGGTCTTGCTTCTGCACAAGGAGCATTGTCTCAGACACAAAGTGGACTTGCAGGAGCTCTTGACAGTGTTGGTAGTGTTGCTTCTGTTGGATCAATTAGTAAAGCACTTGGAGCCGCTGGCGGAGCACTTGGTGGATCTCTAGCTGCAACAGCTACGGGATTAACCGCAATAGTAGGTCCTGCTGTGTCAGCCATATCTGGCGCAATATCAAAGATATCTGGTGCTGGAAACACAGGACAACCTTTGGTCAGTGCGGCAGTTATACAAGGAAGCACAGCGGTGTCTTCGATACAGACTATCAACAAAACCATAACTGGTTTTCCTGTAACAAACCCCATCAACACTGCTGACTTCACAAAGGTAGCCGGCAGTATCACTGGGGAGAGTGCTGTGACTGGGATTGGTCCCATGAGTGTGCCAGAAGTGAATGGCGTGTTGGCACAGGCCAAGAATCTTGTGGGCCAGGCATCGAATGTTCTCAGCAACGACAAAGGACTGGGATCTTTTGGATTTGATCTCAAACAATTGGAAACAGCAGGATATGTCAAACCGGGTGTGGCTGCCCTGGCCAATCAAGGCGCCAGTTTGTTTGCTACTGTGGCCAAGAGTCCGGCAGCCTGGACTGGCAAAGATGGTATCAAGAGTGCAACAGATTTATTGGGCAATGCTGGCAAACAAAGTCAAATACAACAGGATCTCATGACCAAGGGTGTTGCAGGGCTAGGCGCGGTAGGCATTCCAGTTCAAAATTTGTCAAGTCAAGGTATTGCAGGCATGGCACTGAACGCGGCCAAAAACCTTCCAGATGCTGAAGCGTTTGCCAAAGGATTGCCTATTCCAGGCGATTCCACAGGTACAGTGCAGGCAGCTTTTTCCAGTGCAGTGCGTGATGGTGCATTTGCAGTAAACTTGGTCAACACCAAGATACCCACAGTATTTAAAGAACAAGATATTCCTGTGCCCAAGTCAGACACAGTAAATCGTGCCACACTTGATGCTGCCAGCACTAGAGTTGTTGGTGATCCGAAAGTACCCACACCCAGTTATACTGCCAAAGACAACACAGGCATCGCAAGCGATTACACAACTCAAGCCACAGCTTTTTTAAACGACGTGTTTATACCTGCGGCACAAAAATTTGAAGCAATAAATCCAAAAATTGCCGCCCTACAAAATCAACAAACTATTACACAAGCTCAGTATAGTGCAATCAATTCTGAACGTGATACCGCGCTTAACAATTATATTATCAATGTTGTGCCCAAAGGGGCAGCATTAATTGAATTATATGGTGCCTTGCCCAGTGCTGAACAAGTCATAATCAAAGATACGGAATTGTCAGTCGGTGCAATTACCACAAAGGTTCAAGCCATACAGGCCTTGTTAGTCCAGCAGAAAGAACAATTGTATGCATTGAGCCTCAAGATTGAAGGACGTGGAGAGGGTGAATAAGCACCCATAAATATCATATGGCACAAACATTCATCGGGTTCAACACACAAGGACAATTTAAAAAGTTCACACTCACAGGGTTTGAACTGATCAAACGCGACTTGTTGAACGCATTTAACATACGACAAGGACAATTGCCCGGTCGTCCGGCCTACGGCACGGTGTTGTGGGATTTTTTGTTTGAGAATCAACTGGAAGAATTACAAACTGGTATAGTAAACGAAATACAGCGTGTGGCCGGCGGCGATCCACGCATATACATCAGTGACACACAGGTATATCCACAGGACAATGGTATTTTGATTGAGATTGAACTACAAATCATACCCAGCAGTGATGCTCAACGTCTCAGTATCTTTTTTGATCTACAACAACGATCTGCAAGTTATGTATAAACTAAGCCGTTTTTAAAATCCATAAATAAACAATAGAGGCTCAGTACAATGGCAACCACCACAAGACAAACGGCAATATTTGGAGTTGAAGACTGGAAACAGATCTATCAAACCTATAGAGAAGCTGACTTTCAAAGTTATGATTTTGAAACTCTTCGCAAGAGTTTCGTAGATTATCTGCGCTTGTATTACCCCGAAACATTCAATGACTACATTGAATCTTCAGAGTACATCGCCTTGTTGGATGTTATTGCATTCATGGGTCAAGCCCTGGCCTTTCGTACAGATCTCAACACTCGTGAAAATTATTTAGACACTGCTGAGCGCCGCGACAGTGTGGTCAGATTGGCCAACTTGGTTAGTTACACAGCCAAACGTAACACCGCTGCGCAGGGTCTACTCAAAGTTTTTTCAATCAGTACTACAGAAAATGTTGTGGATTACCAAGGCATCAATCTTTCCAACCTCACAGTGAACTGGGCAGATCAAACCAATCCCGATTGGCAAGAACAATTTACTGCCATTATCAATGCCAGCCTGGTAGACACACAACGAGTTGGACGTCCGGGTAATAGACAAACTATTTTGGGTGTGGATACCAACGAATACAGCATCAACCTTGTGCCGGGATTTTTGCCCATTGTACCTTACACTGCAACAGTTGATGGAGTAAGCATGCCATTTGAGGCTATGACATCCACATCAGTGGGCGAAACTTATTTGTACGAGCCACCTCCACAGGCCAATCAACCATTTAATGTGTTGTTCCGCAACGACCAATTAGGGTTCCAGTCAGCAAATACCGGTTACTTTTTTATGTTCAAACAAGGTGTGCTACAGAATCAAGATTTTAACTTGGCTGAAAAAGTCACCAACCGCACAGTAAACATCAATATCGAAGGGGTCAACAACGAAGACCGTTGGTTATTCCAGCTGGACGATGTGGGCAATATAAATCGCGAATGGACATATACAGAAAATATCTATGCGGCAGCTGCAGAACAAACTGCAACTGATCTACGCCCCATCTATTCGGTGACCAGTCGCACAAACGATCAAATAACCATGGTGTTTGGTGACGGCGTGTTTTCAGAGATTCCAGTGGGCACATTTCGTGCCTACGTTCGTGCATCAAACGGATTACAATACATCATCAATCCTGAAGAAATGCAGAGTGTGACTGTTCCTATCAGTTATATCAGTCGCGCTGGCAACCTTGAAACAATAACATTTACCTGTGGTATTACTCAACCAGTCAGCAATTCACAAGCACGTGAAACCATTGATCAAATCAAACAACGTGCTCCTGCCAGATATTACACACAAGATCGCATGGTCAACGGTGAAGATTACAATCTCTTTCCTTACACACAATACAATTCCATAGTGAAAAGCAAGGCCTTGAATCGTGCCTCAATTGGTACCAGTCGGTATCTTGACCTAGTAGACAACACAGGCAAATATTCCAGCACCAATTCATTTGGTGCTGATGGCGCATTATGGGAACAAAATATTCTTCCTACCATTTTATTCACATTTACCAACCGCAACGAAATTGCTGATTTTGTTACCAATCAAGTGCAACCTGCTGTTGGGTTCGCCACAATGAGACAGTTTTATTATGAAAACTTTCCTAGAGTTACCTCCAGCACATTGCCCACATACGGCGGCACAACATGGGTGACCGGAGCGTCCTGGACACAGAGTACCACGCTGGCCAATGAAACCACCGGTTACTTTAAGAATGCAGTGTATTCAATAACATTTCCCACAGGATCACCTATTCCAGTGGGTCCAACCACCACTACCGCATTTAAATATGTGTCAGTAGGTAGTTTGATAAAGTTTGTTCCTCCCACTGGATACTACTTTGACAAAAACAACAAATTACAAGCTGGTACACCAACATCCGCTGATCAAACTTTGCAAATATGGGCAAGTCCTATCAGTATCCAAGGCTCGGGCTACAACAATGGTCTTGGTAATCTTTCTTCTGGCGAAGGTCCAGTTGCACTCAATAATTTTGTGCCTACTGGTGCGCTAGTAGACACAATCATTCCATTGTTTGTGACTGATATACCTGTTGCTATAGAGCAAAGCATTGCTGAACAGATTTTGTTGAATCGCAACTTTGGTCTTGGCTATGACAACGACGGTGATATCACCGGTACACCTTACTCATGGTATCTGATTACCAGCACTAATCTTGCACAAGATTCCACATGGAGCCAACAGTATGCTGGCAACACGTCAGGTACCAATCTAGACGCATCATGGTTGATACAATTTGTTGTGCAAAATCAAAACTACACAACCACTTTCCGAGGACTTGGCTACTATTTTGGATCAGTGTTAAGCACAAGATTTTTCTTTTATGATGGCGGCCAGATATATGACAGTCGCACAGGCACAGTGGTCAAGGACTTTATCAATGTGTTGGCAGTAAACACTCAGCCAGATTCAACAGATCATTTGCCTGGCGATATCTTCATGACCATTACAGGACAACCAGTGGAGAGCGATGGCTATGTTGACGATTTTCAGGTGCTAGTAGGGTATCGTGACAGCGACAACGATGGGGTGCCAGACAATCCAGACTTTTTTAGTGAAATTGTGGCACCAACTGTGAATTCCACTCAAAAATATATCTATCTACAGAAAACAGTGGACTTTGACAATTTGCAAAGATATTTGTTGGTAGAACCCAATATAGTTACCAGCGACTATGCCACGCTGAGCGCAATTGAATTGCAAAAAAGTGCTTGGTCACCTGGTCAAGTGTTCTACGCATATTCAACACAAGAGTTTTATCAATTGTCAATCACAGTGACTGGATCCAGAACCTTGATCAACGTAACCGACGAATGGATTGCTAGAATTGGTCGTCAAAGTTTGTATTTTCAATATCGTCACAACGCACCATTGACTTCGAGAATTGATCCAGGCACAACCAACATCATTGATTTATATGTGGTAACATTGAGTTACTACACTGCCTATCAGAACTGGATACGCGATACCACAGGTACTATAGTTGAGCCCTTGGTACCTACCATTGATCAATTGTCAACTGAATATCAAGGACTACAAAACTACAAAATGTTAAGTGACAACATTATTTTAAATTCGGTAGTATTCAAACCCTTGTTTGGAGCCAAGGCCGCACAAGAATTACGTGCTACAATCAAAGTAATTCGTGCGCAGGGATCTACTGCCAGCACTAGCGAAATCAAAAGCAGTGTAATTGCGGCAATGAATACCTACTTCTCAATTGACAAGTGGAACTTTGGTGATACATTTTACTTTTCAGAACTTGCTGCATACTTGCATAGAGAACTTGGAACAATTATAAGTTCAGTGGTATTGGTACCACTTAACAGTCAAAAGTTTTTTGGCGATCTTTATGAAATACGGTCAACCCCCAGCGAAATATTTGTTAACGGTGCCACAATTAACAACATTGAAGTGATTGAAGCATTGACCAGTACCAACTTGCGTACTGCACCTGGCAGCGGAGTAATTTAATGGCCAACATACGTAGCGTTGATTTTCTTCCTGAAATTTTTCAGACCGATGCAAACAAACAATTTTTGGCGGCCACTCTTGACCAACTGATTCAAGAACCCAACTTTAGAAAAACACAAGGATTTATTGGACGCACAGTGGGGCCGGGCATTGATCCCAACGACAAGTATGTGATAGAGCCCACAAAAACACGCACCGACTATCAATTGGAACCGGGCGTGGTAAGTCTAGTACCTGACACTGATA